AAGAGGAGATTAGTCCACAGTTACTTCCTATCTGTTGAAAGGAGAAAGTAAACGGTGCGCCTACAAAGGTCATTAAAAATAATGCAGTATCGGTCCATACATAGATTGCATCCCTACCTCGTATAGCTCCCATAATTTTAGAGCCTGCTGCAAGTCTTTGTGTACCTGCGGTATTTTCTGCAGTTACTGTGTATGCATCTGTACCGTCAATATTCTCTTGATCAGAGAATCTAATAAACATAGCATCTTGTGATGACTGACTACCTACGGTAGTTTCTGTTCCAAAGAATACTAAGTGTCGATCCGGTGTAGATACTAATACGTGTCGTGATGCTGTTGGTGCATTTGCTATTATAGTTGCTCGTGTTGATGTTGCATTTGTAGCAGCTGCATCCCACTCAAAACATCTGTTATTATAAATTAACGCAATAAGTTTTGTACCATAGTTATCTAATACCCATAAACCAGGATCAATTGTAAAGTCAGCAGATGAAGCTTCGCCCCATGCTACAAAGTCAGAAATATTTGTAACCGTTACACCAGCACTGTGACCAGCTTTTGTAGTGCCGTTAACTTCTCTTGCACCACCGCTTAATATATTTGTAGTTGTGTTGTTGTTTGTATAGCTAATGTCTTCTGAGCCAATTCTAATTTCACCTGTAGCAGGAAATTGAGATGTGTCAGTTAAAGGAATATCAGTTACACTATCGTTAATGGTAGAAGCTAGTGTAGTTGTTGCTGGTCCAGCTACTGTACCACTCCATAGTCCTGTACCCCAACCAAAACCACCAACTTGTTGTGCTGGTCCCACTGTGTAATAACACAATACAGAAGCAGACCCTGATCCACTTAAAGGTGTACCAGACTCAGTTGATTCCATGGTAATTTCAAATGTAGTTGTAGTAGGAACTGATGTTACCATGTATTTAACATCTTCAAATGTAGCGTTATTATAAGTTGATGATCCAGTCACTCCTGTTACACTATCAAATAATACAATGTCATCGTCCTGTAATCCATGAGCCCCGGTGCATGTTACCGTAACTGTTTTTGACGAAGATGTACTTGTAAAGGTTGCGCCTGTTAATGTAGTTCTGATAGGGTGTATATCGTAGTATGTGCCTCCAGAGTACACATATAAAATTCTGTTTGTTCCTATAGCAGCAAATTTAATACCTGCGTTATCATCAAAATGGTGTATGGCTCTGGCTGCACCTGTAAGATTAGTTGCACCAAGCTGTGCCCAACCACCTATTTTTTCTGGTGATCCATATCTAAATCTAACGTTGTCTCCTCCGGTCCATTGTCCCTCGGCCCCGGTCGGAGTAACTTGTTTATTAAAGCCTGGCAAAAAGCCTAATTTTTGTAGCATAGAAATTCCTGTTTTGTGTAGATTATATTAAATCGCGTTGTAGTTCAACGAGTTTTGGGTATGCCCAATAGAGGTCTTTTATCATACAAATTAGTCTTTGCAAACGGTCCATCAGCATGATTATAGTGTAAAAAGACTTGACCACACAGTTTACCTTGAAAAGGTTCTCTCCAGTGTTCTAGATCACAGCCAGAATAGATAAGCATATCACCAGGTTTTAGATTAACTTCTACACCTTTAGGTGCACCAGGTTTATGTATATTTTTATATTCATCTATAACATTATCAGACCCTGTAGGATCTAAGTAAATAGGCCAATGATCACCACCTAAACAAAGTGTAGTAGATATTTCACAGCTAGGTCTGTCTTTGTGTCTTTTAAGAATATTACCATTTCTGTATAGTCTGGTATATGAATAGGTAGGCACTAAGTTAAGACCTGTTTTCTTTTGCATTACATCTATAGTTTTAATCAATAATGTTTCCATAAGCCTATCTGCATATTTAGCATATGAATTAGGAACTTGTGGATCATGAAAGCTACCTATTAACGGATTACCTGCATGGGTAACGTAGTTGTCTATCATCCAGTTATCAGCCTCAGCAGACACTTGTAAATATCTATAAGCTATGTCTGCTACATCTTTAGATATAGCACCACGTATAACTTGATATTTATTTTTCTTAAAACTCATATTTGTATAAAATTATAAGAAACAGATATTCTCCAATTCTTTTCACCTTTTTCTGTGTTCATATTTAAGTCTACACCGTGCGGGAGCCAAGACGGAAAGAATATCATTAATCCTTCTTTAGCTTCATAAGCGCATACTCTCCATAATTGTTCTGGTAGATTATCTAATCTTCTAGGCATGTGTGTATTAGGTCCTGGTCTAGGGTCTTCTAAAAATAATTTACCAGAGTTTTTAGGTACTTTAATATAATATACACCTGACCATAATGAGTTAGGGTGTGTATGTGTTTTATTATATGAGTATGTAGGGCTAACATTTGCCCACATGTTACCTAGTCCTAGCTTGGGTTGCACACCATAATCTTTATTACACTCTTCTGCCATAGCAAATAGTTCTTTTGTTAGGGGTTGAAATTCTTTTCTTTCATTCATATTAGTTTTGCTATGCCAACCAAATCCAGAATTTGTTTTACTTTCTCCTTGAGGGTCAGCTTTTTTCCAAGCTTTAATATGTTTAAATAAATATTTGTTTAATTCTTTTGCGTTAGGTAACTCTTTAAAATAAACAGGGGTAGGAAATAATACTTTTCTTTGTAAACTCATTTAAAAGGTGGTCCTCCAAACCACATTACTAACGATTTTCTGACCCCCTTTTTAACAGGAGCAACTTTATGTCTTAAGAACGATGCAAAGAATATAGCCTGTCCTTGTTTTAAAGGTAGCGGTTTGTTGTTACCCATTTCTGAAAATAATAAATCGCCTCCTGTAAATTCTGACGGATCTGATAATAAACAAGTCATAGATACTTTACGTATTGGGTTTTGACCGTTTTGACCAAACGCATTTAAATCCATATGCCAATCATAAAAACCTTTTTTAGGATACACCGTAAACTGTGCAGGCTCAGTAAGTCTTACGCCATCAAACATAAAATGATTTAAATTTACAATTGATAACTGGTTTTCAATAATTTTATACATCTGTGGTAATTTATTAAAAGGTATCCAAGATATCGTTGTTACTCGTTTCTTAGTATCATATTGACCTTTTTCACCGCCTCCAACTTTTGCTTGTTCCGGTGCACACTGATGACCAGCATCGATAATCATTTTACATTGTTCGGGTGTAAATATGGGGTCTGTGGTTATGGCAACATAAGATTGCCATTTAGGCATTTTTGGTATCATTCGTTTTGACCTTGTCCAGTTCGTGATGATACAGGGTTGTAATCAACGTCTACATTACAAACTAGTGTTCTTCTTTTTTCTTTTGTAGAATTGAAAGGATAAACACAGTGTCTCATGTCATAAGGAAAAACATAGAAGTCTCCTATTTTCATATTAGGTGAATAGTCTGTTTTAGAAAATTGACCGTTAGCTGATCCAATAATTTGTAATCTGCCATTCATAGGTTTATTTACAGCCGAGTATTCTACACCAGTTTCTTTAGGTAATTTTAAAACCATTACAGAAGATAAACCTGTATAGAGTTTACCTTGGTGTATATGCACAGGATTATATTCATCGGCTTTCATCTCATTAACCCAAATTGAATTTATTGATTTTGTATTAGGACCTATTTTATTCCATTGAAGATAGTGATCAAAAATAGACATAAACCATTTAAGTATATCATTTGGTAAAAAATTATGTTGATACATTTTTTCGTTATTAGGGCCAGAGTAAAATAAAGATACTTCGTCTTGTATTTTGCCAACTAGCTGTGCATTGGCTTTTGGTAATTGTTTCTTTTGTTTTTCGTAGATTTCGTTAAGAGCTACAAATACTTCAAGAGGAACTTGGTATTTTAAAACTGTCTGACCTAAATAAACAAAGTCGAACTTCATGTTACTTTTTAATTTTCTTTCTTGTTTCTGGTGGTGCTAACTCTTTATCTCTAATTACTCTTTCAAGAGTATCGATTTGACCTAAGACATTAAATACTTCTGGTTGTGATGTGCCTGGAGTAATTGTATTTTTTTGATGTTGCAATCTTAACAGATAAGAATGTGCTTGGTGATTGTTAACATCTTTCTTATCAAAATTACCATCGTCAAACTCTTTTTTAAGTTTAGACCAAGTAGCAACTTCTCTCATTCTATGTTTAGCCACAAGTTCCATTTGTGCTTTTGCATAAAGTTTTTCTTCTAGTTCTACTTGTTTCATTTCTTTATCTAATGGATCATTTACTTCTCTAATTTCTCTTTGTAGTTTTTTAATTTCTACTTCATTTTTTCTTGCGTCAAATGATAAGTGAACTAAATTTTCAAAGTGTGTATTTTGTTCTCTAACTGACTGCCAATACTTTGCAGCTTTAGTTGGATATTTATTATCAGATAATACAGAGAATCTCATTTCTGTTTCTGTACGAAACATTTGTTTCTTCATCCAAGTATCTTGGAGTTCAGGTATTAATTTTTTAAAACTTTTAACGTCGTCCTTATCTAATATATTAGTTAAATATTTAGACTCAGTTTCAAGTTTAGTAGTTATGTTGCGTTTTTCTTTGTTCATGCTATCTCCTTTATTCATTTCTAATTTCTTTATATACCTTTCTATAGAAAGGTCAACTATGAAGTTGTTACTGTAGATACCGCGTTATCTGCTGTAAATTCTTCTGTGTTTGCAACTGCTGTTGTTGATTCACCTGCTGTATAAAGTGCAGTTGTTCCAGTTCCCGCATTACCGTAAGATCTTCTAGCAGTGGATAAGTCGTTAACTTCTGTCCAACTTGTACCATTCCAAGATTCTGTCTGTGCATTTGGCGAACCACCATAAGCAAGAACAGATGTGCTTACTTTTCCAGCACTTCCACCCATAGATCGAGCTGTATTCATATTATTTACTTCAGTCCAAGATGAACCGTCCCAAGTTTCTGAACTAGAATTAGTTGGCGGTACTTGACCACCTGCTATTACCGCAGATGTCTGTGTTCCTCCTCCAAAAGCACCAAATCTAGCTGTGTTTAAATCTGTTGTTTCAGTCCAACTTGTGCCATCCCAAAGTTCTACATTTGCTTTAGTAGGATGTTGTCCACCTGCCGTTAAACCAGCTGTTGATGTACCAACAGCTTTGTTAAAAGTTCTTCCTTGATTCATATCGTTAACTTCAGTCCAAGATGAACCGTCCCAAGATTCTGTAAAAGCTTGAAGGGGTTCACCACCTGCAACAACACCTGCAGCTGTAGTTCCAAAACCTCCTGGATAATACCTAGCTGTAGGTGGACTTGCTGTATTCATTGCTGGTTGGTCTGTCCACGATGTTCCATCATATGTAAAACTTTCACTAGTTGCTATCGGTCCAGCTGCTACCATAGCAGCATTTTGTAATCCAAATCCTGTTACTCCGTTTACAGCAGATGGAAAACTTGTTCCTGATGCCCAAGTCGCTGCTGGTATCCCTGCTGCAGTTCCATAACCTTTTAACGATGATGAAGAAGAATTAAACCACATTAAACCTTCTATTAAAACTGATGATGTTGAAGGTGGAAAATTCCATTCCTCTGTTGCACCAGATCTTGATCCAGATACATTACCTGAGGCACGAAGAGCCGAGGTACCTCCTCCAACTGCTGAAGAACAAAAATCTTCAGAAGGAGCTGCTAAATCTGCAACCTCTGTCCAAGCTGTTCCGTTCCAAGACTCAGTTTTAGATGTTTCTGGTGGAGTTCCTCCAAAAACTAAAACAGATGTATTAGTATCTCCTGTTCCTCCTAAGCCGTTTCGACCTGTGTTTAAATCACTTGCTTCTGTCCAACTTGTTCCATTCCAAGTTTCATTAACAGTTAAAGTAGCACCGGGAGGACTATTACTGTGGCCTCCTGCATAAAGAGTTGATGGAAATACTCCTGCTCCTGCTCCATTATAACGAGCAGTGTTTAAATCGTTAACTTCCGTCCAACTTGTTCCATTATAATATTCTGTTTTTGCAGTAACAGCAGGATTAGGATCTACTCTACCACCAAAACAAAGGCCTGCTGTAGTGGTACCTGAAGAACCAGGATTATATCCTCTAGCTGTATTTAAATCATTAACTTCAGTCCAATTAGTTCCATCCCATTTTTCTACTGCAGCAGTAAAACTTCCAGCCTCTCCTCCTGCTATAGCAAGGGAAGCTGTTTGAGTTCCAGTGCCTGTAAGACTTCTTCTTCCTGCATTTAAATTATTAACTTCTGTCCAAGAAGTACCATTATAAGTTTCAGTGTCTGCTGTAATGCCTGGAGGTGCAACTCCACCAAATGCCAGACCTGCTGTATTAGACCCTGAACCAGTACCATCATTTACAATTGTGTTTTTTGTTCCACCACTAGCCCAAGCTCCAATGTATACTACTGGATCAGCGTCTAGGTATTGTATGTTAGTTCCTTTTATATCTTTTAATTTTGCCATATTAACTTACCGTAATTGTTCTGTTTCCTGTGGGTACAGTCCACTCTTCTGTAGCTGCTGATGTAGCAGGACCAGTTTCACCGCCGACTGCTATAGCATCCATTACAGATAATGCACTTGAGTTTCCAAAATCTTGTCTAGCTGTACTCATATTATTTATTTCTGTCCAACTTGTCCCATTCCATATTTCTGTTTCATTTTGTCTTCCTGGAGGATTTAAACCACCATAAGCTAAAGCACTAGTATTGCTTGATCCTGTTCCACCAAGAGCGGTTCTTTGAGTGTTTAATTCTGTTGTTTCTGTCCAACTTGTTCCATCCCAAGTTTCAACTAAATCTACAACGGCTGTTCCATTAAATCCACCAAATTGTAAAGCTGAAGTTTGTATTCCACCTGAACCAGCTCCATATCTTGCCGTATTTAAATCATTAACTTCAGTCCAACTTGTTCCATCCCAAGATTCATTAACTGCTTGAACCCCGCCTGGACTACCAGGAGATGTTCTACCACCTGCATAAATTCCAGCGGTTGAAGTTCCAGTAGCACTCAAAGTTGCACTAGACCTTGCTGTGTTTAAATCATTAACTTCAGTCCAGTTTGTTCCGTTCCAAGATTCAGTAATTGCAATACGAGCTCCAGGAGGTGTTTGACCACCCATAACTATACCAGCTGTATAACTGCTACCAAGAGCGCCTGCAAAGAAGTGGTCTGTATTTAAATCATTTACTTCAGACCATGCTGATCCATCATATTGTTCTGTTTTTGAAGAAGTTCCAGAAAAAGCAGGAGGTTGTCCACCAGCTGTTACCGCTGAAGTTGTAGTGCCAAAACCTGAATTTCCGTATCTACCTTCGACCATGTTTCCACCAGCAGACCAAGTACCAGCAGGTATGGCTTGTTGAGTAACTTTAAAAGCGTTTGATGTAGAATTATAATAAACTTGTCCTAAATTTTGTTTTGTAAAATCTGTTGGTGCTGTAAATTCTTCCGTTACATTTGTGAAAGCTGTAGATGTTTCTCCACCAGCTAAAAGTGTTGAAGTTGCCGTTCCACCCCCTGCATAAGAATCACTTCTTGCTGTTGATAAATCGTTAACTTCTGTCCATGAAGTTCCATCATAATGTTCAGTGTTTGCCGTTTTACTAGGTGTTCTACCACCAAACGTTAATGCACTCGTTACTATTCCTGCTGATGCATTTTCGTTTCGAGCTGTATTAATTTCTGCAATTTCTGTCCAAGAAGTACCATCCCATTGCTCTACTTTATTTATATTTGCTGGTGGGTCTTCACTACCACCTATACAAAGAGCTGCTGTTTTAGTGCCCGTTCCACCGGCTTCTCGTCTACCTGTATTTAAGTCATTAACTTCTGTCCAACTAGATCCATCCCATGCTTCAGTGCTATCAGTATGAGGTCCACTTGCACCACCTTCAGGACTTTCACCTGTAAAACAAAGAGCTGAGGTATTAGATGTGCCTGCTCCCGCATTACTGCCTCTTGCAAGATTTAACTCACTTACTTCTGTCCAGTTAGTTCCATTCCAAGATTCTGTATTAGTAACTCCAGTTCCTGGAGGAGTTCCACCAAAATATAACATACTAGAATCAGGCGAATTAGATGATGCTGCAGCGTTGTTTCTGGCCGCATTTAAATCATTAACTTCAGTCCAAGCAGTTCCATTATACTTTTCTGTATTGTCAGCAGTAGTAGAAGGAGCAATCTGTCCTCCCACAGCAATAGCAGCAGTGTTTGAGGTTCCAGCGCCTTGAGCCTCAATATTATTTCCTCTGTTCATATTTCCACCACTAGCCCATGATGCAGCCGATATTCCAGACGCAGCTGTATCGCTTGCAAGTGTTTGAACCGCAAATCCTTTTTCTTTTTTATACGTAGCCATAGGTTAAGACTATGGTAAATTATATACTACTGGTCTTGGGTTATTATCGGTTTTTTCTTCAGCCGGTAATGCATCCCAAGCAGTTTGTGCTGCTTCGATTTCACCAGTAACGATAGCTTGTGCTTCATCTTTCGATTTAATAGCACCACTAACCTTACTAATCCATTGATCACCGTAAAGATTATCGCCTACAACCCATACTTCACCAGGATGTCCTGAAAGATGAAACTGTTTTCTCTCTTCGTGAGTAAAAAAGTCTTTTCCCCAGTTAGTCGCTGTACAGTATTTATATGCCATAGTTGCTTCCTCCTTTTACTTGTTTATAAATCATAATTAACTCGTTGTCACTGTCTTAATTTCAAAATCTGCCGCAGTCCATTCTTCAGTATTATTAATTAAAGTAGAGTCATTTTCTCCAGTTGCAGCAAATGCTGATGTGTTTCCTGAATTATTAGAAGAACCAAAAAAGTTTCTTGCATTTGCTAAATCTCCTACTTCAGTCCAAGAAGTACCATCCCAAGCTTCATTAGTTGCTATAACAGGGTTTTGTCCTGCAAAAGCTATTGCTAATGCACTATCACCAGAAGCACCTGAACCTGGACCTCCGTTTGCCAAGTCAGCAACTTCTGTCCAAGCAGAACCATTCCATAATTCTGCAGATTGATTATTTGGAGATCCACCTACTGCTAAAGCAGCTGTAGTAGTTCCTACTGCCGCAAGTTGATTTCTAGCGTCATTTAAATCAGCTACTTCAGTCCAACTAGAACCATTATAAATTTCTGTAAGAGCACTAGAAGGAGAAGGTTCTCCACCTATTATTATAGCTGAATCATTACTTGGTCCATCACCACCTGGAAATTGTCTAGCTTGGTTTAAATTATGTGGATTTACAGACCATGAAGTACCGTTCCAATCTTCTACTGTTGCGGCTGGTGTTGGAGACCCTAAAGCTGTCAAACCAGATGTAGAGGTTCCAGCTGATCCCATTGCAATTCTTGCAGTGTTTAAATCGTTTACTTCCGACCATGAAGTTCCATTATAAGATTCTGTCTTAGCACTAGTAGGGGGTTCGCCACCACCAAAAATTAAACCTGCTGTTTTTGAACCAACACCTGCTAAATATCTTCTAGATGTATTTACATTACCACCAGATGCCCATGTTCCAATAGAAGCTCCACCATCTTTAATAGTTTTAAAACTTCCTGATGATGAATTGTAATACATTTGTCCAACAAGTGCGTTTGAGTAACCAGCTGCGGGTGCGTCTGGTGCTATTCCTCCAAAAGCCCATTCTTCTGTAGTTGCTACCACACCAGGTGGTGTTCCACCTGCTGAAAAAGCTAATTTACCTGTTGAACCAAAATTAGATGTACCAAAACCTCTTCTAGCTGTGGCTAGATCATTTACTTCTGTCCAAGAAGTACCATTCCATGCTTCTGTTAAAGTTTGAACTGTTCCAGGAGGAATATCTCCACCCCAGACTACAGCGTCTGTAGTTGTTCCCGATGCTCCAACATTGTCTCTGTCTGTGTTCATTTCTGTTTTTTCAGTCCACGTTGAACCATTCCATTCTTCAAAAACATTAGGTGGACCACCACCTGCTGCAAAAGCTGCAGTGTTTGTACCTGAACCACCAACTGATTCTCTAGCTGTATTTAAATTATTTACTTCTGTGTATGAACTTCCATCGTATGTCTCTGTGTCTGCAGTTGCTCCAGGTCCTGCTGCTCCACCATAAACTACACCTGCAGTTTGCGTTCCTGCTCCAGCAAATAATCTTCTTGCTGTGTTTAAAGCACCACCCGATGTCCAAGATGAGCCCCCAAATTCTTCCGTTGTTGTAACTAAAGTCGTTGTATAACCACCAGAGGCTACACCTGCTGTATTTGTTCCATAAGCAACCCCTTGGTTTCTTCCCGTAGACATGTCTCCAGTTTCACTCCAAGATGTTCCGTTGTACGTTTCTGTTGCACCAGTGTTACCTGTGTTATCACCTGGGGTTGTTCTACCTCCAGTAACCCAACCAGCCGTTTGCGTTCCACTTCCAAACAACCATTCTCTAGCTGTATTTAAATTACCACCAGCAGACCAAGATCCAACATAAGGATCGTCTATTTTTGCTTGTGCAAAAGGTACAGGATCTGATGATAGGTTTTGTATTGGAAAACCACTGAATGTTTTTAGATTAGCCATGGATTATTTATCCTTGAGCAGCCAACCTTGCGTACCGTCAACATATACAAGAGTTAAGCCAGCTCTTTCTATGCTTACAGTTAAATCTGCGGCTGTTCCCATTATAGGTTGAGAGTTCCTTCCCACCGTTAAGTTATTTGTATCGAATGTACCAGCGTAGTCTACAATAGTTACCTCATCTCCTAATGATGGTGATGATGGTAAATTTACTGTGAACGCACTACTACTAGTATTAGCAAACACACCTTCTCCTGCAGACGCTGTATAGGTGCCTGTCTTAATTGCTTGCCATGATGTTCCGCCTGCGCTTTCTTCGGCCCAAGATAAAACACCACCAGTTGTTGATTTCAATACATAACCATTACCACCTGCTACTGCAGCTGGCCAAGTTATTGTGTATGAAGTAGTAGTGCCGGCAGCTTTCTGTCCGATGTAAGCTGAGTCGTCAGAGTCTGCCAATCTTAGTTCTTTCTGTGAATTAATTATTAAACCTGTTCCTGCAGTCCATATTAAATCTGCATCTCCGCCAAATGCTCCGGAGTTATTATATTGTACTTGTGTATTTGATCCGCCTGGAGAAGTTGCTGCTCCAAAACCTACATCATAAACACCTGTATTTGTTGTTT